ACCACCTTTAAAATCTTGTGATGCCGTGTTTAAAAGCCTATCATCTAATTTTCTATTAAATGCACTTCCTGGTTTTAATTCAGCAATTAAAGCTTTTCTTTGCTCTCCAGTTAATGAGCTAGTAGACTTTATTTGACTTGTCCATCCAGCGTCTTTACTATTTTTTGTTGCAACCAATTCTCTTCCAAAAGCATTTGCGATGTATAAATCAACAGATCCTGTTCTGTGATTCATTACTTCTACAAAGTCTCTAGTTGTAGAAACTTTAGGAGCACCTCCAACTTTAACTCCGGCTAGTGGATTATCAACTAACCAACTGTGATTTATTAGCGCAGTTTCTCTTTGAGTTGGCGCTGAGGGTGTTGTAATTGCTCCTCTATCGCTAAAGGTCATTTATTTAATACTTTTATGTATTTATTCTAAACTTTTGATAACTTAATGATAGTAAAGTGGGCAACTCTCCCTTGTAAACCTTATGAAGATATCCAACAATTTCAATCCAAGTATAGTTGTGTGGAGATTGCCAATGAAAATTAAACCCACGAAATCCCCAACGGTATATATCTGTAACGACAACTAATGGATGTTGGTCATATTCAATTTCTGGTGTTTTTGCCAAATATACAAAAGTATAAAGATCGTTAACTTTTGGTATGATTTCTGTTTCTGTCAATAATTCCAAAATATAAAGCATTCTGTCATCTGCACTTCCATATGATTTTATTCTATCTCGGTCTTTTGGAGAAATTCTATTCATATTTCTAATTCTTTTTCTGTGATGACTTTAAATTCCATCAGTCGATCTTCACAATATTCTCTAGCAGCTTTCCATTTTGCTTGATTTTTTACCCACTCTGTTACTTCGGCAAGATATTTTTTTGATTTTGTTTTTTGCACTTTTGGTTCAACAACCTGTTTATAGGGTTTGACTTCAACAATATATTTTTTGACTTTGTTGTCTTTCGTTTTAAGTTTTACATAAAAATCGGGAAAATATCTATGAATTCTGTTATCCAGAGGAGACTTGTATGGAATCCAAAATTCTTCAGATCCCCACTCTAAAATATTTCTATTTTTATCACACCAATTCATGAATTTCAATTCCCAAAGAGATCTGTAAATTATATTTGTTGGATCTCCTTTATACTTTTCATAATTTGATGGTTTAAACTTCCCCTTATAACTCATCTACATATTATATAATCACTAAAAGATATTTATTCTTAAATGTCAGCAAATATTCCAGTCAGGCATTATAAAACATCTGAAATACTAAGTAAGTTTTCTAAACTTGCTCAGACTTCACAATATTATGTTTACTTAGCACCATTGACAGAAATTGCAGCAGGCGGATTAAAATCTTCGGGTGCCAAAAAAACATTAAAAGAGTTGTTATCTACTCGTGGAGTTGACTCTAGATTTGTTGGTGAAAATTTGGGCATGTTATGCAACGAAGCTTCTTTGCCTGGAAATTCTTTTGCAACCAGTGAAATGACAAGCGATTTTCCTGGAGTTACTCAAAAATTCCCATATCGCAAAATTTATAATGACCTTCAACTTACCTTTTATGTGGATGCTGAATACAAAATAATTAAATTTTTTGAGGGTTGGATGAGTTATATTGCGAGTCCATTTGGTCTTGGTCAGGCAATATATGAAAGTAGTAGCAGAGCATCTTTTAGATTCAATTATCCAGATGCTTACAAATGCAACTTGTATGTTGCAAAATTCAATAAAGATGCAGAAATATCATCAAAAATATCATATCGATTTATTAATGCTTTTCCGATTGATATTACTACAATGCCAGTATCATATGATTCTTCAGATATTTTAAAATGCAGCGTGTCATTTTCATATGACAGATACATATTTGACCCTATTGGAGAATATATTGCAAAGGCACCAGCACCTTCTCCATTACCAACTAGACAAGAAAAAGCTTCGGGACTGGGTGACAAAATAGAAGCAATTGATATTCAATACACCGCAGCACTTGCTTCCGGAAATTTAGACGCTATTGAAGCTGCAGATATTGTAAGGTCTCAATTTATTGAAAAAACAGGCATTCCTCTTCTCTGAGTTACCTTATAAATAATCTCACTGAAGTCTACCGGTCATTATGCCTTTACCAAAGATTGCTACTCCTACATATTTTCTTGAATTGCCATCAACAAAACAAGAAATCAAATATAGGCCATTTTTAGTTAAAGAAGAAAAACTTTTAGTCTTGGCTTTAGAAAGTCAAGATAACAAACAAATTTCTACATCAATTAAAACAGTTTTAAATAATTGTATTGCTACTAAAGGAATTAAAGTAGAGCAACTTCCAACATTTGATATTGAATATTTGTTTCTTAATATTCGTGGAAAGTCTGTGGGGGAAGATGTTGAAGTTGGTGTTATTTGTCCTGATGATGAAGAAACAACCGTTTCTGTTAAAATTAATCTTGATGAGATTCAAGTAAAAGAATCAGAATCTCATAATCGAGATATTATTCTTGATGATAAACTAACAATGAGATTGAAATATCCTTCATTAGAGCAGTTTATTAAAAACAACTTTGATTTTACTGGAAATAATGCAAATATTGATCAATCATTTGATTTGATTGCTTCTTGTATCGATCAAATTTATAGTGAAGAAGAGGCTTGGTCATCTGAAGAAGTTTCCAAAAAAGAATTAGTGGAATTTCTTGAGCAGTTGAATTCCAAACAGTTTAAAGAAATTGAAAAATTCTTTGAAACAATGCCAAAACTGAGTCATCAAATTGAAATTACAAATCCAAAAACAAAAGTGAAGAGCACTGTCGTTTTAGAAGGGTTAGCATCTTTTTTCGGATAAGCATGAGTCATATTGACTTAGAATCATATTATAAAATTAATTTCTCGCTCATGCAGTATCATAAATATTCTTTGACTGAAATTGAAAACTGGATTCCTTGGGAGAGGGAAGTCTATGTTGGTTTATTGAAACAACATTTAGAAGAAGAGAAACTCAAACAACAACAAAATGGCGGTTGATCAAGTAAGCACAGACATACTTAGAATACTAGGACTTGAAGAAACCGATGAAATTGATATGGAATCCTACAAGGGATTCTTGCGAGAAAAATTAACTGAAATTAGCATGGGGAAGGGTGGACTTTCTCGTGAGGAGGAGATGGCGGTTCGTGATGAGTTTCAAAGAGTTAGAGGAAAAGAAAGGTCAGTTAAAATTAAAAAAACAAAAATAAACCCAAAAGTTGTATTTGGTGAAGATGCTAAAAGTAATAGTGCTTTAGTTAAATACAAACCAAATGCTCCGGGATTTTTAGCAAAAAAATTAATTGGAAGAAAAGATGATGAATCTGATATCTTGAATAAGATTGATGTTCTTTTGCAAAAAATTTGGGGAAATCTGTCAAACGAAGAAAAAGAAAACAAAAAGAAAGAAGGAGAGAAAAAGAAAAAAGAAGATAAATTAAAAAAATCTTCTAAAGAGTCTTCATTAGAATCTACATCAAAGAAAATTTTAAAAGGAATAGAAAAAACTTTTAAACCCGTTGTTGATATCTTTAAAAAAATACGTGACACTATTATGCTCATTATTTTGGGATGGGCAGTTAATCGATTATTTGATTGGATTTCAAATCCAAAAAATAAAAAAACTTTTGACGCAATTGTTGATTTTCTATCAAGAAATGCTGGTAAATTATTACTTTTATTTGTTGCTTTAAACAATCCTTTAGTTAGGGTTATTAGGTGGTTGGGAAGAAACATGATTTCTTTCCTTGTAAAAATGATTCGAGATTTGACAAGGGGAAAATCTCTTGTTGATGGTGTAAAAAAACGTAGAGGGTTTGGTGGTAGAAGGGGCGCAGCAGCTGCGTCAATTGGACTTGGGCTTGCAGCTGCTACGGAAAGTATATTTACCTTTAATCAAGCGTCTGCCGAAGAAACTTCTTCATCTCCAGGAGCTCCTGGCGTCAGCGGTGCAACTCAAATACCACAAACTTTAGCATCTCCAGAATATTATGGCGGCGGTGCAATTCGAATACCAGAATATTCTGGAGGTGCTAAAGTTTTAAATCCTGGGTTGATTAGTGAAGGTCCAGTAGGCAAGGATCAAATCGATGCAAAAGTTACAAAGGGCGAATTTATATCTTCTAAAAGTGCAGTAGATACTTGGGGAGTTGATTTTTATGAGGCATTGAATAAACTTGGTGGTGGTACAAATCAACCAACAATGTCTTCTGGAAGACGTGCTTTTGCCGGTGGCGGATTAGCGATTGATTCTAGCGGAGGCGGCAGGGTCAGACTTTCTGGACAAGTTAGTTTTTCTCAACTTAAACCTCATCATGGAACGCAAGATTCTAAAAGAACTTATGGTCTTACAAAAGATTATGTTTTATATTCTAAAGACAATCCAAATAATTATGATGTAGATGTTCCAACTCCAGTTGATGCCGTAGTTAAGTATGCTGGTAATAAAAATGATGGGTATGGAAATTCCGTAGAGTTGATTGATGAAAGCGGTAAACTTCTTGGATTATTTGCTCATTTCAACAAACTTAAAGTTTCTACAGGACAAAAAATTAAAGCGGGTAAGTCTCTAGGTGTGCAAGGATATACTGGAAGTGTAAGTCCACCCGGTGCCGCCGGGCAACACTTACACATTGATGCAAATCCATCATTTCATGAAAAATTTATAAACTATATCACTGCAGGAAAGGCAGTTTCTACTTCTGATGATTCTTCTGCTGTTGCATCTAGTCCAGAAGATACAACTAAATCTTCTCCTCCAGCGATGTTAAACTTTTCTTCTGAAGAAGATAGAAGATTAGCTTCTGCATATCTTCAATATATTACACAACCTGTTGGTAGAGGATTGGACATTCTTCCAACAATTGATCGTGTTACATCCGTTCCGACTTCATCTGGTGGTGCAAAGGGAGCTAGTAATGAAGTACCACCTGGATCAGCAAGAAATCCAAATGCAGCTCAAACTCAAATGGCAGCTGCCCGAAGAGGAATTGGTGGATAAGTAAATGGCAATATCTACTCAAAAACTATTATCACCAGCAAAATCTTCATCAATCAAAGTATCGTCTTCGATGGTGAAGGTTTCAAACTTAGGATCTCTTTCTAAAAAGAATCTTATGGTGGATAAACCTGAAGAATCAAATTCTTCTGAAAAACTAGTTTCAATTTATGATACTCTAATTAATATTGGTAATTATTTGAATGCACGATACAAAAACTTTAAAAATAATAATAAAGAAGAAAAATTATTAGAAGATAAAAAAGAAAAAAAATCGGAGGAGGATATTTTAGAAAAAAGAAAAGATAAATCTCCAATTAAATTTCCAAAGATAAATCTTCCTTTTGCTAGTTTTTTTGATCGAATTAAAAATGCAATCGTAATGATATTTTTTGGGTGGTTAATTAATAGATTTTTTGAATATATTCCTAAAATTATAATTGGAGTTTCTAATTTTATAAAAAAATTGGAGGAGATTAATAAATTTTTAAAACCAGCAACTGATGCTTTAGGATCTGCACTTTATAATGTAACTCTTGCCGGCACTAAAATGTTGGGTGCTATTACTGGTGCTCAGATTGATAAGAATGAAAAAGATCTTTTTGTAGCAATTAATGAACTTGATAAGAAGTTCAGTATTGTAAATGCTTTGATGGCAGCGATTGTTATCGGGGATATTTTTTCTGCTGTTTCTGATGGATTGGATTTATTTGAGAGACCTGGAAAAGCGTTTTCTGCTGATTCAGGAAAAGTATCAAAAGGTGCTCAACGTAGATATTATCAAAGATTTGGAAGGAATGCCTTTATTCGCAAGTTTGGTCAAGATGCAATTGAAAATCTTCCAAGAAATATGCAAAGAAATGCTCTTCAAAGAGGAGCACGAAATGTCGGAGCAATGTCTCTTCGTGGTGCAAGAAATATATTTGGAAGAGGTGTTGTTAGAGCAACTGGAAAAGTTTTTAGCAGAATTCCAATTATAGGTGGGTTGATTGATTTTTTATATAACGTTTTCATACTTAGAGAAAAACCAGGCAGAGCAGCAGCCAAAGCAGTTGGATCAACTTTAGGTGCTGCTTTAGGAGCTGCTGTTGCAGGTGGCGCCACATTTGGACTTGGTGCTATTGTTGGCGCAACTCTTGGTGGTTTGCTTGGAGATATCGTTGGCGGATCTTTATATGATGCAGTTTCTTCATTTACAGATCAAAAACCAAAAAGAAAAAAATATTTTTTGGGAGGAGTTATTGGTGCAATTGGTAATTTCTTTAGTGGAAGAAAAACAGTATCAAAACCATCTCCTTCAAGAAATGTTGGATTGGCACAAAAGGCTATACAACAGACAAATGTTTCGACACAAACAATTGCTAGTGTTAATCCACAAAAACAAATTGTAGATTTGGTTGGAAATACAATTACTAAATCATTTGTTAACATTAGTAATCTTTTATCCAGTGTGCCTTATATTGGTGCATTTGCAGCACTTGGTATTAATTTATCTTTAGGGCAATCATTTACAAAAGCAAATGCAAATGCAATCGCTGCAGGTATTGGAAATCTTCTTGGAAATCCACTTTCTTTTAGCATTTATAAATTTTTGAATAAAACGATGCCAGGGTTGGGCAACTTGGTGCAAAAAATTGCAGGTAAAGCTTTTCCTATTTTTCTTTCCAATTGGATTACTCAATACTTAGGAAATGAAATTTATAAAAGTATAAGTCCTTTAACTGAATTGATTAAAATTACGATGTTGAGGTCAAAACAAGAATCCCAAAAAGCAGCGAAAGAAAAAGACGTACAAAAAGACTCACAAACTGGCAATGTAACTCCTATGAATGTTCCTGCGGGAAAAGATGAAAAAATTAAAGCAGCAATAAAATTTTACAAGAGTAAAGGTTTTTCTGATAGTGGTGCTGCATATATGGTTGGTAATTTACTACAGGAGTCGCAATTAGATCCAGCTGCTAAGGGTGATAATGGAAAAGCGTTTGGATTAGCTCAATGGAGAATAGATGCTGCTTCTGGAGCTAGGTGGTTAGGATATTTGGATTGGGCGAAAAAAAGTAATAAAAATCCTGGAGATTTTTATTCTCAATTGGAATATACTGTAGTTGAAGGTCAAACATATAATGCTGGACTAAAGATGATGAAAGGAAATAGTAAAGAGGATCATAAAATCTTTATAAAAAATTATGAGGGTTATAGTGAAGAAGGAAATAGATTTGGGTTTGCTGAAGATATTCTCAAAAATTCACAAAAATATGGATTAATCAAGCAGGGTGGAGAAACAAAATCTATAAAACCAACGCAATCAGCCTCTGCCGATGCATCAATTGCTCAAACAAAACCATCATCTATTTCTGCAAACTCATACTCTGCTATTTCAAGAAGAGCATCATATGATAGAAATAAGTTGCAAGTCATAAGGGATATTGTTTATGTGCCAATGAATCAATCTCAAAGCACCTCACAAATTATTACCTCTCAATCTTCTGGTGTAAATAATATAGATAAACAAATCTTAGATATTGTAGCTACAAATTAATAATGTCAAACCCAGATTTAATTTCATCTAAAGAATCTAAATTCATTCGATTCACAATCAATGATACAGATATTTCTGGTGCAGTCGCTATTGCCAATTATTATGAGAGTATTTTGGCTTCTTTTGTTACCATGCAAGTTTCATTAATTGACTCTGGTGCAGGAATTATAAATGGAAAGCAAACCAATATTTTGTCTGGATTGCCAATTCGGGGTGGGGAAAAAGTTGATATTATTCTTGAAGATTCAAGTGGTCAAAAACTAAAACACATTTTGTATACAAACACCGTTGAATCTGGAGATGTTACCACTCAGAAAGTATCTTTTGATATGCAATTAGTATCAAAAGAATTTCTTTCAAATGAGCAAACTCGATGTGTTAAAAGATATGATGGAAAAATTTCAGAATCAATTAAAAAAATATTGAAAGATCCAAATATATTTGGTCTCAAGGAATCTGATTTTGATATCGAAGATACTGAAAATGTATATAATTTTATTGGAAATGATCGCAAACCTTTGTGGGTGCTAGATTGGTTATCTTCAAAATCAATCCCTGAAGGTAAAAGCGGATCATGTGCCGGATATTTTTTCTATCAAACTACAGAAGGATATAAGTATAAATCTGTTGATAAACTATTAGAGCAACCAGTAAAGGCAAAATTTAGACATACAAATACTCCGCCAGAAAAAACAAAAGAAAATCCAGATAAAACAATTGGCAGAATACTTCAATATTCAATTAATCAAAATATAAATGTGCAAAATAAAATGCAAATGGGCACATATAATACAAGAATACTATATTTTGATCCATATACCTTCAAAGTTGATGCAATAATTAATTCGGTGCAAGAAGTTGGGAAACAAGCAGCAGAAAGAAGTGCAGATAGTGATCAACCACAAGTATCTACAGCATCACCACAAACAAAGAAAGCCAATACTGCAGGGAAAAAATTAGATTTTATTGATCAGCAATTTCTTAATCCAGACAAGCCATGCAGATTGATGTGTGTGGTGAAAGATAATGGAAATCTTCCATCTGGAACAAGTGCTGAAAAACAATTAGAATCTTGGAAGTCTCAACCTACAACAATGAATGATAAAAAAGATCTCACTCTTTATCAATCAATTTCAAGATTTAATCAGTTGTTTTCAAATCAAATTTCAATTACGGTGCCAGGAGATTTTACTCTTCATGCAGGAGATATGATTTACTGTGAATTTGCAAACCCATCGTCTAATAATACTCAAGAGAATCAAATTAATTCTGAATTGAGTGGTAACTATTTAATTTCTGAAGTAAATCAAAAAGTTGATAGAAAATATCACTATACATATTTGAATTTGGTCAGAGATTCTGTAGGAAAAAAATGATTAAATAGTAGATAGCATATGCTCCTTTTATGGAAAATATACAATCCCATATTGATAAAAATAAAATTGATTTATACGATGCGGGCATTAGTAGTCAACGTCGTCGTTATCTAGAATGTGAATTAGATGATCTTCTTCAGTATCAAGAAAATCATCCAAATGAAATTCATGATCCAACAAAATTTGAGTTATTTTGTGATGCTCATCCCGAAGCTTTGGAATGTAGGATTTACGAAAACTAATGCTTGATTCTGGACTGTTATCTAAAAACTTCATAGGAAGAGACGGATTTATTTGGTGGATCGGTCAAATTCCCGATGCTAAAGTTTGGAAAGGAAATATACCAACTTTACCACAAAATAATTCATCAAATCTTCCAGGATTCAAAGATCGAGTTAAAGTTAGAATTTTGGGGTATCATACTTCGAATGTAAATCTTTTGTCCGACGAAGATCTTCCTTGGGCTCTTGTCATGCTGCCAACCACTGCTGGCGGTGGATCTGGTGCAAATGCAGTAAGCCCAAGATTTGCTGGAGGAGAATTTGTTTTTGGATTCTTTTTAGATGGTGATAATGGGCAGCAACCCGTCATCATCGGGTTGTTGGGCAATTCGACACAAACTCCACTATCAAAAACAATTCCTTCTGTTGGATTTAAACCTTTTTCTGGATATACTTCAAGTTTAAAAAGAACTCCAAATCACAGTTTAAAAGATTCTAAGAGTATAGAAAATACTAGGACTCCAAATCCAAACCAAACTATACCGACTGGTTCGGCTGGTGGCCAATCTTCCGCATCAATTCCTGTAACATCTCCATCAACCACAGATTCTGAAAGTCAAGAATCTTCTAGAGCTACAGCAGATCAAAAAACAAATCATCAGGAAGCACAACAAGAAGATAATAAAGAATTTACAACAGCAAATGCATGTAAAGATAACAAAAAACAAGGATCTGGAATTCAGACTGCAATTAAAAATTTAGTAAAATTTATGCGGTCGATTAGAAAATATTTTGATGCGTATGTAAACCCCGTTACAAATGAAATTTCTAAAATATCATCGCAAATTACGAATGTTGCGAGAATTATTTCTGGATATCTGAAGGACATTTTAAACGGAGTTAGATCTTATATTCTTGACAAACTGAATGCAGGAATAAAAGATGCTACAGCATTTCTTGGCATTAAAAAACAAAATAAAATTGGGGAGGAGCAAGAAAAGGCAGTCAATTTAATTTCTTGTGCTTTTAATAATATTATTTCTGGTCTTTTTGATTTGGTCAAAAACTTTTTGACTAAAATGCTAGACAGATTATTGTCAGCGGCTTCCTGTCTAATTGATAATATGATTGCCGCTCTTTTAGATTCTATATTAGGTCCAATACAAAATATATTATCTACAGTTTTGTCTGGAATAAATTCTTTATTATCAGGAGCTGGATCTATTTTACTTAGCATTGATGCTGCAGCAAATTTTATATCATCTCTAACAAGTTTTTTTTCCTGCGAGCAAAAAGATAAGTGTCCAGATATTAATAAATGGTCTTGGTTAGATGGTCCTAAACCAGAATCTTCTGCCGGATTTGCAAATGCTGTAAGTAAAGTTGGAAACTATCCAACATCATCTCTTACAAACTTAGCAAAACAAAATAGTTTATTTAATAATTATGGAGCAAATAATCAAAGTATTGGTGGTTGTGATACTGGTCTTACAAACTGCGGACCACCTTTAGTTAAGATTTTTGGCGGTGGCGGAGATGGTGCTATTGCAAATGCAATTGTTTCTCCATCGGGAGAAATTCTAGCAGTTGATCTTATTAATCGTGGAATTGATTATTATAGCAATCCATTCATTTATTTTGATGATGCTTGTGGAAATGGATCTGGTGCTAAAGCAGTTGCAATTGTTGGACCAGATCCAAATCCAAACCCACCACCTCCACCCCCAGGGCCTCCAGGGCCAAATTCAGAATTAAAAGGTTATACTAAATGTGGAAAACTTTTAGAAATCAAAGTTATTGATGGTGGAAAAGGATACTTACCGTCTCCAGATGGAAGCATGGGATCAGAAGGAGATACTGTTATTGGTATTGGATCTGGTGCTAAATCTCTTATTCTTTTGGGTAAAGGATCTACTGGAATTACAACAAATACTTTTGGATTTGAGGATTTATTTATTGATGAAATTATATCTGGAATTTCGACTACCAAGGAATTGCCATCCTTAACTCCAAATTGTGGTGTAACCACAGAGCATTATAATATTCCAATTTCTGTTCCTTGCGGAATTACAGTAAATCTTCCTCCAGGGGCAACAATTATTATTCCAAAAATTTCTGAGTTAATTATCGGATTGACCACAGACTATAAAAAAACTGATAATCAATATTATTTTCCAACAGGTGCTACAATTAGAGTTCCTTGCGGCATTGGATCTACAACTCCATCCAAAAGACGTATAGGAATTGGGTCTACATCCCCAGAAGAAGCTCCAGAAGAATCAAAAACTTATAAAGTTTGCACCCGAGTTAGCGGAATTATTATTAAAGATACTGGAATTAATTATTCCTTTGATGATGAGATAAAATGTGATCCAGATGTTGGTGCAGTTTTCAAACCAGAATATGATCCATATGGAAGATTAATTAATGTTAAGATTCTAAATAGGGGTATCTGTGCTCCAGAAAGACCAAAATTATACATAGAATCAAATACTGGAGTTAATGCTGATATTTTCCCAATTATGAGTAGTGAATACGTTTCGGAAGAAGATTTAAGAAATAATGCATATAATCCAAAATATGCGTATAATCAAGGAAAATTGATTAGTGTAATTGATTGTGTTGGTAAAGTATAATGGCAGATTATCATTCAGAGTGGGCTCAATTTGATTCTAATGCAGATCGAATTATCGAATCTGGTAGATATTGGGATGATGAAACAGTTTTTAGCTCTTATAAACTAACATCTGGATATGATCCACTTCATTATTTTTCATTTGATGTGAATCGTGGTCCTGAGGGATCTGGATGGACTCTTTTTAGTAGTCCAGGAACTTGGCAATGTAAAGCAGGTGCAAAAACTCCAGAAGGAAGTAATGCAATTTTTATGGTTGCCGAAAATGGAAACGTTGCGATTACCGTTGACAATGGAGATTTGTTATTAAAGGCAAGAAATATTCATATTGAAGCTGGACATGGAGCATCTGATAATGCAAATGGTTCTGTGCATATTAAAGGCACAGAAAAGGTATCAATTCACGCTCCCACAGTTGACATTGATGCAAAAAGAATGCTAAAATTAGTTTCATCTGGAAATAGTGTATTAAAGATTGCAAATGTAATGGAAATGGGTGTTGGAATGTGCAAAGCATTTTCTAATTCATCTTCAAAAAAACCACCAGTTAATGGTATAACTCAAAATATGACAAAGTAGGAGGTAATAATGCCATTTGGATTTGATAGTGTAAGTTGTGGTAATCAACTTCATTTAGGGGAAAACGAAGAAAAAATTTTAGTTGGAATACGTGGAGCTGCAGATCTTCAAGGTCCAATTTTGATTGGTTCTAATGGAAATTATCCACAAGTTGGTGCTTCTTTAATGGTTGCTCCATTGTCAAATTCAGATTCACCAACTCCATCAACTAGCGGAAATCTTTGCGGAGTAAATAATTCTCCGTATTCTCTTGCAGTAATTGGTGATGCAGTAATTTTTGATAATTTAGAAGTAAATAAAACAATTCATGCTGGAGCTGATATTGTTGCTCAGGGTGATGTAAAATCTCAATGTGGTGGGCATCGCTTATCACTTAAAAAGAATTTTGACATTTCTCACCCAACAAAAGATGGATGGAGATTGAGACATACTTGTTTAGAAGGACCTTCAAATGATGTTTATTATCGCGGACGATTAGTTAATGATCATAAAATAATCTTGCCCGAGTATTGGAAAGAATTGGTTGATAAAGAATCAATTACAGTTTCAGTTACTCCAATTGGTGGACCTCAAGACATATATGTTGCGTCAATTCACAACAATGTGATATACTTAGAGTCATATGAATCTGAAGAAATACATTGTTTCTATCATGTTTATGGTGAAAGAAAAGATGGAGAAAAATTAATTGTGGAATATGAAGGGGAAACTCCTGCAGATTACCCCGGAAATTCAGAAGAATATTCAATTGTTGGTTGGGATTACGACACTCAGAGGTAAATTATGGCAGATTTTTCATTAGAACCCAGACAAATTGCTGGAGCAAATTGTAGCGATGCTGAAACTCAAGGAAGATTATCAACTCGTTATGATTATATTGTAAAGAATATCCAAAATGAAGGATTTTATGATGAAATTTGTCAACCTTGGTTGCATGGAAATGCTCAGATTGACAATCTTCAAATTAATACTGAAATTAATGGTGTTGGAAGTGTAAATGTGACCGGCAATGTTTCATCAAATGGTGGAGCACATGTTCTTTCAAATAAAAAAAATAACCCGTTTGATATGCATCATCCTAATAAACCTGGATGGAGACTTCGCCACGTTTGTATTGAAGGACCTGAGATTGCAGTTTATTGTAGGGGTAAAGTTCCTTCGAATGGAGTTATTGACCTTCCAAGTTTTTGGGATGGTCTTGTAAATCCTGAAGATATGACAATTAATTTGACTCCAATTGGATGCTGGCAAGAATTGTTTGTAAAAGAAATCCTTTGGGGGAAACAAATTATCGTCAGAAATAATGCAGGAGGTCCAATCAATGCGGATTATCACATCATTGCACGTAGACTTGATGACGATTTAATTGTTGAGTATCAAGGAGAGTCTCATGAAGATTATCCTGGAGGAAACGATGGATACTCATTTAATTTTGAGCATAATTACGTGAAAAATCTAATTCAAAAAATGGTGAGAAATCATCTTGACAATCCATCCTGACCATGCTATTCTAGATATGCCAACCGAAATGCCCCAATGAAAGACGGTTACCTGACAAAATGTGTTGTCGATCCCATAAAGAGGACCATTTACCTCTATTCCAATGAGGGGACAGAAAAAGAAGTGGTCTGTGAAACCGTAGAAGAATTCATGAATGTGCTAAACTTCGTTCGTAGCACACTTGACGAGCAAACTCTTTTATATTCCCCCCTTTAATTTTTTCTGGGGCGGTGGTGGAAGTGGTAGACACACCAGACTTAAAATCTGTTGGGAGTAATCCTGTGGGGGTTCAAGTCCCCCTCGCCCCATGCCACATATATAGTGTGGTATTGCCTCTGTAGCTCAGTGGTAGAGCAATGGTTTTGTAAACCATCGGTCGTCTGTTCAAATCAGATCGGGGGCTTGAGTTGCTATCACAATTCATATGCCTTTACTCTCACAAATAGATCGCTAAATTGTATTTAAAAATTTATTGTTATTTCAGAAAATTTTCTTTGATTGTTATAAAATCAAAATAAAGTGAGTAGAATTGCTTAATGAAGTCTGATTTTTATATAGATAAGGTGTGTAAAGAAGAAATCAAAAATCTTCTTTATACCCATCATTATCTAAAGGATGAATCTAAAGATTTTAAATCAGGCTTCAATTATGGACTTTTTAGATCCACATTCCAATGCCCTCTTAATCTTGGCGGGTGCCTTGGTGCTTGCATTTTTAGTATTCTCCCAGTTCCAGAAATTGCAGTAGGTGCTTTTGGATTAGAAAGAAATCAACAACAAGGAATATACGAATTATCAAGACTCTGCATACACCCAGATATACAAAAAGAAGAATATAATATCACATCTTGGTTTTTAAGTCGTTGCATACGGAGGTTTAAAAAAGATGCAAATGTTTCTGCTATTCTTAGCTACGCTGATTCTACTCGCCACAACGGAATTATCTACCGCGCTTGTAATTTCAAGTATTATGGGTTAACAGATCCTAAAAAAGATTTTTATTATGCTGACGGAACCAAACATTCAAGGGGTTCTGTCAAAGGTCAACAAGGTGAATGGAGAAGTCGCGCCAGAAAACATAGATACCTAATGATCTTTGATAAAGAGTTGGAAAAAAGGTTGACGTGGAAAGAAAAGACGTGGTAAAATATAAGAGTCCGTGTGAAGGATTTGCGTAAGACACACTATCACTAAATAAGTAGTGTGTCTAACCTCAAAACTATGAAGGAATATATCCTAAAATCAAAAACAAATGAAGAGTTAGTAGAGCATCTTCAAAATTCTACTAGTATGTGGGATTTATGCTCTAAATTAGGTTATACGAATAAAAGTGGAAGGACGTACAGGTATATTAAAGATGCTTTAACTAGAAGGGGAATTAATATAGATGACTATACATTCATAAAAATTTTCAAAGGAAAGACCAAAAGAAAACTTGATGAAGAAGTATTTTGTGAAGCATCTGGATTTAGAAATACTGATTTAAAAAAAAGAATTATATCACAAAATCTTTTTGAGTATAAGTGTTTTAATTGTGAAATAAAAGAGTGGAATCACAAACCAATATCTCTGCAACTAGATCATATTAATGGGATTAATAACGATAATAGAATAGAAAATTTAAGATTTTTGTGTCCAAATTGCCACTCTCAAACAGATACTTGGGGAAATAAAAAAAGAAACTAGAAGAAGTTTTTTCGTATGATAAATAATCATTAACGGAAACTATAAGAACTAATAAAATGCCTTTAAGTCGTCTAGATAATTTTTTAAAGAATACGAAGGGAAATATTCTGTATGTAAGCCCTAGTGATATTGACTCAACAGATTCATATGAAAATAGAGGAAATTCACTAACAAGACCATTTAAAACTATTCAAAGAGCCTTACTGGAAGCAGCTCGTTTTTCATATCAAGCGGGAATTAATAACGATTTATTCAGCAAAACTACAATTCTTCTTTATCCCGGAGATCATATTGTTGATAACCGTCCAGGATGGGTGCCTTATGATAATGCGGGGCAAGTTAGGTATTATACTAGAGATGGGCAATCCAACTTAACTCTGGCACCATTAACTAGTACATCAAATTTAAATTTGGAAGATCCATTTAATGATCTTTACAAATTGAATAGTATTCGTGGTGGTGTGATACTTCCAAGAGGTACTTCACTTGTTGGATTAGATCTTCGCAAAACAAAAATCAAGCCAAAGTATGTGCCCGACCCCGAAAATGATAATATCGAAAGATCTGCAGTTTTTAGAGTAACTGGAACTTCATATTTGTGGCAATTCAGTATTTTTGATGCAGACCCTAACAGTAATTGCTACAAGAATTATCTTTCAGATTTATTTGTTCCTAATTTTTCTCATCACAAATTAACCGCATTTGAATTTGTTGATGGTGCAAATAAAGTATCAATAAAAGATGAGTTTTATCCCGAAGGATTAAATTTTGAATTTACTGACCTTGATATGTATTATCAAAAAGTTGGTGATTTTTATGATACCCCATCAGGAAGGCCAGTAGAACCAGATTATCCTGCTGGTGGATTTGATTTTGAAACAAATGTTGATGAGTTTCGTATTGTTGGACCAACTGCAGGATTTGTAGGTGTTTCAAGTATTCGCTCTGGAAACGGCACATTAGCTGGAGCAAACTCTGTCATTACAGTTACTCTAACTACACCACTCTCTGGATTGGATGTAGATACTCCATTTTCAATTAGTAATGTCAATTCTGATTATAATGGGCAATATGTTGTAAGTGGAATTACAAGTTATATTGGTGGAACTAAAGAGTTTACATATAATGTACAAAATACTCCTGCAAACCCTTTACCGTCATTAACAAATGCTATTGTTGATCTTTCGACAGATACCGTAACTTCAGCATCTCCATATATTTTCAACATTTCTTTAAGATCTGTTTATGGAATGTGTGGACTTCATGCTGACGGAAGTAAAGTATCCGGATTTAAGAGCATGGTCGTTGCACAATTTACTGGAATTGGTCTTCAAAAAGATGAAAACGCATTCACAATATATGATAATGGAATTTATTTAGATGCTGGCGATGGTCAGACCAATTTACACAAAAATTCGAGAGCAGTTTTTAAACCAAATTATCGAAACTATCATATTAAAGCATCAAATAATTCCTTTATTCAGGTAGTTTCTGTATTTGCTATTGGATTTGCTGATCATTTCTTAGTAGAAAGTGGTGGAGATATGTCCATCACAAACTCTAATTCAAACTTTGGTGCAAGATCTCTTCGGTCTGTTGGATTTAGAGATTCTGCTTTCTCCCAAGATAACGTTGGATATATTACTCATATTATTCCTCCGCAAGAAATTAATAAAACAACATTAACTACGGAGTTTTCTTCGGTTGATGTTTCTAAAACTATTTCTGTAGGTATATCCTCTTACCTTTATCTTTATGGAGAAACTAATTTAGATTCTCCCCCATCCACTGTGATTGATGGGTATAGAGTTGGATCAAACGCAAACGAAAAATTATATTGTTTAATTTCCGATGGTATAACGACAAAAGAATATTCTGCAAGAGTTGTAATGCCTTCTGGTGGCAAAGGTGATTTATCACAAGTTACTTCTGCAAAAAAATCAAATGTAAATCGAAATATCTCTGGAATCAATAGCATTACAAGCAACACAATCACATTTACTTCTCCACATAATTTTATTTCTG